CACCTAGAATGTACGAAGGTAGAATAGAATCTTTAGTTGGTAGAATAACAGGTTTTGCTGATATGATTCAACTTACACATTTAAAACTACAACAAGTAATGTCTAGAATGGTTCCAGATGGAATTTACTTAGATGCCGATGGATTAGCAGAGATCGATTTAGGTAATGGAACTAATTATAATCCACAAGAAGCATTAAATATGTTTTTCCAAACTGGTAGTATTATAGGTAGATCTTACACTCAAGATGGAGATCAAAATCCTGGAAAAATACCTATTCAAGAAATACCTAGTGGGGGTGGTGGGAAAATGCAAAGTTTGATTGGTACATATAATTATTACTTACAGATGATACGAGATACAACCGGATTAAATGAGGCTGTTGATGCTTCTGTTCCAGATCCAAAATCATTAGTGGGTGTTCAAAAACTAGCGGCCGCAAATTCAAATACAGCGACAAGACATATATTAGAAAGCAGTACTTTTGTAACCGCTGAAATAGCAGAGGCACTTTCACTTAGAATATCTGATATTATAGAATATTCTCCTACAAAAGATGCTTTTATACAAGCTATAGGTGTTCATAATGTTGCTACACTAGAAGAAATGGCTGAGTTACATCTTTATGATTTTGGTATATTTATAGAACTTATGCCTGATGAAGAAGAAAAACAAATATTAGAACAAAATATACAAACGGCTTTATCTCAACAAACTATAGATTTAGAAGACGCTATAGATTTAAGAGATATAAAAAATGTAAAGTTAGCCAATCAACTTCTTAAAATTAGAAGAAAGAAAAAGATGCAGCAAGATCAACAAATGGAACAACAAAATATGCAAGCGCAAGCACAAGCTAATGCACAGCAAACAGAGGCAGCAGCACAAGCTGAAATACAAAAAGCTGCCGCTGCTGTACAAAACGAAATCCAAATAGAAACACAAAAAGGAGAAATTAAAAAAGGTACGCTACATGCAGAGGCTGAAGTTAAAAAGATGTTAATGGACCATGAGTTTGAATTAAACATGCGTATGAAAAAGATGGAACTTGATATGATACAAGCAAAACAAGATACCATAGAAAAAAATAAAGGTACACGAGAAAGAAAACAACAAGGTCATCAAAGAAGATTAGAAAAACAAAAGTCATTAGATCAAATAAAAGCAAAAGGTTTCGAATCTTCAGGTAATGACGTTATTGGTGGTGGAATGCGTTTAGGCGCGTTTGAACCTAAGTAAACAAATTTTATTAATTATATAATATTTTATTATGGCAAAAAAAGAAAAAAAAGAAGTAGTCGAAAAGGCTATTGAGGAACCAAAATTAGACGATAAAGTCGAAAAACTCAAGGTTAAAAAATCAAAAATGAAAAAGATTGGTGAACCTACAGACGATGTAATTAAAGTCGATTTAAAAGAATTAACAAAGAAAGCTGAAGACATTGTTAAAATTGACACATCTAAACCCGTCGAAGAAATAGAAGTTCCAGAACAAAAAGTAGAAGAAGTTGTAGAGGAGATTAAAACTCCAGAGCAAGAAGTTCAAACAACAGAACAAGCAGAAGACACACCTATATTACAAGAAGTAACAGAAGATTCTATTGAAGAAAATGTTATTGAAGATGAAATAGAAGTACCGGTAAATCCAGAACTTCCGGAAAACGTTCAAAAACTAATGAACTTTATGGACGACACAGGAGGAGATTTAAATGACTACGTCAAGTTAAATCAAGATTATTCTGATATGGACAATCACACTCTTTTAAAAGAATACTACAAACAAACAAAACCACATTTACAAGGGGATGAAATAGATTTTATAATGGAAGATCAATTTTCATTTGACGAAGAAGTAGATGAGGAAAGAGATATTAAAAGAAAAAAACTAGCGTTAAAAGAGCAAGTTGCCGACGCTAAAGCCCACCTGGACGGGCAAAAGTCCAAATACTATGAAGATATCAAAGCTGGTTCAAAGCTCACGAGTGAGCAACAGAAAGCAGTTGATTTCTTTAATAGACACAACAAGGAATCTAAAGAAACTAAAATGATTCAAGAGGAAGCAAAGAAAAAGTTTTTGAAGAAAACAGATAATGTCTTTAACGAAAAGTTCAAAGGTTTTGAATATAACGTTGGAGATAAAAAATTTCGGTTTAATGTCAAGGACCCAAATCAGATAAAAGAAACCCAAAGTGATATAAATAATTTCGTCAAAAAGTTTTTGAACGATAAAAGTCAAATGGAAGACGCTTCTGGTTATCATAAATCTTTGTTTACCGCTATGAATTCTGACGCTGTAGCTAAGCATTTCTATGAACAAGGTAAAGCAGATGCTTTAAAAGATAGCATAGCTAAATCTAAAAATGTTAACATGGATCCTAGGCAAGAACACGCTGAGGGAGTTGTTAATGATAGTGGGCTTAAGTTTAAAGTCGTTGGAGGTAGTACTGATGATTTCAAGTTTAAAATTAAAAGTAAAAACAAATAACAAATTTAAAATTACAAAATTATGGCAATTACTGCAGGAGGTAGTTTGAATAGTGTTGTGGCTCCACAGCAACAAACACTAGCTTCAAATTACATCGATTTTACGTCATCTAGTACTGCTGGATGGGCGCAACAATATTTACCAGACCTAATGGAAAAAGAAGCAGAGGTATTTGGTCCTAGGACTATATCTGGATTTCTTTCACAAGTTGGGGCTGAAGAGTCTATGACTTCTGATCAAGTTATTTGGTCGGAACAAGGTAGACTACATTTATCTTACAAAGGTACAGTAGCTACAGCAGGTGATACTAACGGTACATTTACATGTGTTACTGATATTGATGGTAATGGACTAACTACTACTCACGGTGTTAGAACTAATGATATTGTACTTATTGCAAGTGCTGGTATCGTTACTAAATGTTTAGTGGTAGAAACTCCAAATTCATCAGCTATTATATCAGTTGAACCTTATGACAAAGCTGATTTAACTGGTCACGCTACAACAGCTAGTGGATCAACTTTATTAGTTATTGGTTCTGAGTATGGTAAAGGACAATCTTATACAGATGAAACTGGTACGTATAAGGCTGATACAAGAGGTGCTAATACGCCTACATTCAAAAGTTTTTCTAACAAACCGATCATAATGAAAGATTACTATGAGATCTCTGGATCTGATGCTTCTCAAATTGGTTGGGTTGAAGTTTCTGGTGAAGAAGGACAAAGTGGATATCTTTGGTATTTAAAAGCTGAAGGTGATACTAGAGCTCGTTTCACTGATTACTTAGAAATGAGTATGCTAGAAGCTGAAAAAACAGTTGCTAACTCTATTATTGGTTTTGGTGATAATGGTCAAATTAGAGGTACTGCAGATGCTGGTGCTGATGGTGCTGGTTCTGAAGGTTTATTCGCGGCTATTGAATCAAGAGGTAATTTAACTTCTGGTATTACTGGTGTTAATGCTGCTACTGATTTAGCAGAGTTTGACGCTATCTTAGCTGAATTTGATAACCAAGGTGCTATTGAAGAAAACATGATGTTCGTAAATAGAGCTACGTCTCTAGCAATGGATGATATGTTGGCTTCAATGAATTCTTACGGAGCTGGAGGTACTTCTTACGGGGTATTTGACAACGAAGAAGATATGGCGCTTAACTTAGGTTTCTCTGGATTCCGTAGAGGTTCTTATGATTTCTATAAATCAGATATGAGATACTTAAATGACAAAGCTACTAGAGGTGGTATTAATACTGCTGCTACTAGTGCTGCTATCAGAGGAGTTATTGTTCCAGCTGGAGTATCAACTGTTTATGATCAATCTTTAGGTAAAAACCTTAAGAGACCATTTTTACATGTTAGATATAGAGCTTCACAAACTGACAATAGAAAAATGAAAACTTGGGTTACTGGTTCTGTAGGAGCTACTACATCTGCTTTAGATGCAATGCAAATACACTACTTATCTGAGAGATGTTTAGTTACACAAGGTGCTAACAACTTTATGTTGATGAAGTAAGCATTTATTATATTAAAGACCGGGGCTTCGGCCTCGGCCTTTTATTTTATTAATTTTATTATATATTATATTATGGCAAAGAAAAAAGAAACAAAAATAGAGGTGGAAAAGCCTCAAGTTAAAGAAAGCGTGGTAGAGACACCACGGGTTGCAAAACAACCAAAAAAAATATGGGAAACAAAAGATAGAATGTATTATCTAAAAGGTGATAAAAAACCTTTATCAAGAATGATTAAATCAGCTAATTTATATTGGTTTGATGAAGAACAAGGATACGAAAGAGAAATAAAATATTGTGAGAATCAAACAACTTCATTTGTTGATGAAATGAAAGGTGATCAAAGATTATCTCATATTATTTTTAGATCTGGTAATTTATATGTTCCAAAAGAAAAGACTGTGTTACAAAAGTTTTTATCTTTATATCATCCAGACAGAGATGTAATGTTTTATGAAGATATGCCGGTAAAAAAAGCAGAAGATCATTTAGATTGGTTAGAGTTTGAAATTGCAGCTATGAACGCGGCAAATAATCTAGAGATTGATATGATGGAAGCTATCATGCGTGTTGAGATTGGATCTGAAGTATCTAAGATGAGTTCTAAAGAACTTAAAAGAGATTTATTACTATTTGCTAAGAAAAGCCCAAAACTGTTCTTAGAGTTAGTAACGGATGAAAACATAGGATTAAGAAATATAGCTATTAAAGCTTGTGAATCTCATATTGTAGAACTTTCTCAAGATCAAAGAACTTTTAATTGGAAAAGTACAGGTAGAAAATTAATGACAGTTCCTTTTGATGAAAATCCTTATTCAGCTTTAGCCGCTTGGTTTAAAACTGATGAAGGTGTTGAGGTTTATTCTCAAATAGAAAAACGATTAAAATAATAATCACTTTGTAGATGCAGTCGCTCTACGGGGCGATTGCAAATACAAAATAAAAAGACATTATGGTAAATATAGATACAGTGTACCAAAGGGTTTTAACAATAGCAAACAAAGAGCAAAGAGGTTATATAACTCCTCAAGAGTTTAATTTACTAGCAAACCAAGCTCAATTAGATATATTTGAAGAATATTTTTCTGCCGTAGCACAAACAGAGGCGACACCTGGTAGTGAGGGTGAATATTCCGATGCTACAAAAACGCTAAACGAATTAATTAGTCCATTTAAAAAGCTTGATACAAGTCTTTCTTTTTTAGGAGGATTTTTTTCATATCCAGGCGATATGCACAAATTAGGAACTCTTTATTATGTTCCTTCTAGTTTATCAGAAAATGATTCTGTAGAAATACAAGAAATAAACTATAACGAATTTTTGGATTACAATAACTCGCCTTTAACAAAGCCAGATAGATCTCATCCATTATATATACGTAGAGAAGAAGGAATTGAAATATTTTCTACACCAGCTATTGTTAGTGGTGTTATAGCTAGTTATATTAGAAAACCATCCAAAGTTGAATGGGGATACGTTGTTGTAAATGAAGAAGCTTTATATAACGCTAACCCATCATATACTTCCCATTTTCAACTTCATAGTTCAGAAGAAACCGTATTGGTTATGAAAATATTAGGATTGGCAGGTATAGTAATAGACAAACCAGGATTAGTAACCGCTGCGCAACAGGGGCAAGCATAAAATAAAATAAATGGGATTATTAAAAGAAACAGCACATGAATATTATAGTGGTAATGATTTAGGTAGTTATCAATTTGTGTCATTAGAACATATAATTAATAACTTCATGATAGCTTACGTTGGTGAAGGAAAAATTATACCTAAAGTAAAAAGAACAGATGTATTATTTCATGCTAGACGGGCTTTACAAGAATTAAGTTATGATACTTTTAAATCTATAAAATCTCAAGA